GTTTTTTACTTGAGATCCTTTGAATATTTGGGTAATTTCTTCAACCATTTTTGAAGCTGGAACCCTTCCATTTTCCTTTCTTACGTGGTCCTTAAGTGCTTCTATTTGTGCATCTCCAAGGAGTTGTCTGGCAGCCCCTGTAATCTTAGAGGCATCTCCATTATCAATGTCGCACAGGTTTTCCAATAATTCATAATCGTCTAGAGTATCTGGCGGTAAAGTGTACCGAAACCCGCTTTCTGTTGTTCCTGTAATTGCTGCCACTTCATTTTTTTCTGTATTCATCTTACTTCCCTTTCTTTACGATATACTCATAGTGAGTCTGTCCGCTTGAATCTGGTGTAGCCTTGAGTGTTGTCTCATATCCAATAGCTTCGCTGTCTTTATAGACAATATCTGCTACCTCTGTAACTGCTGCCGATGGAATCACAATTCGTTTTAGCGCTTTCTTCAAAATCATGTCGATTACCCAGGCGCACGCTTCCGCCTCGCTATTATTAGCTTTTACTGTGATCCCTTCTTCTAATGTTCCAGTTACATTTTCGTCTCCATATACAGCCTTTAAAACTTCGATATTTGTGATTTCGAGTAACTTATATTTAAAACTGTCTTCTTTGCTTGTTTGCAAATCTAGAACAGTGTCGCCGCCCCACGCCTTCACGTTATCCGTCTCAGGGCTATTAGAATTCGTGATTCCATCTTCTGAACAGTACCCCAGTTCCTTAAACGCTGCATTCAGTTCCGTTTTTGCATCGGTTGGAAGTTCGGTTCCTAATGGTGCTCGATAGATTGCTCCACCAATTTTGGGCTTTCCTGCACTTACATGTTCTGTGTTCATCTTATCCCTCCTAATAATGGACGATATCATATACTGCCTGATACCGATATTTTTTCCTTGCTGTATCAGTGTAGTTATAATCCGTATTAAGCTCACATCTACTGATATCGTCCAATTCGATTATTTCTTCCATTGCTTCTTTTACCCGCTCGTTGAGCGATGCCGCCCCGTACAGGGACGTAGAATAAGACTGGATAGCCAGAGTTGCCCGTTTGATATGGTCTTCTCCGCCAGATCCAGTCTTTTCAATCAATACATATTCATTTCCAAGATCATCCTCTTCTTCCAGCCTAACCGGTATTCCAAGACTGGACTGCAGATAATCCTTAACGATTTTTTCCACCATGCTTTCCAACCGCCTTCAATAATCCGTTATTACCGTCATCTCCGCATACCTTTACAACCGCTCGCGTCTGTGCTACATATGCTTCTGTATCTGATGCACTGGCTATCTTATTCGCATGTTCCGCAAGGATTGCCTGCATTTCCGGGGACTGCATTAACTCTCTAACGCCAGCACGGTTCAAAACAATCTTCGTCTTACCCATATAATGCCACCTGCCATTTTTGATTCCATTCTAACGGGATATTCTCTTCAATGCCTTGTTGCGGGAACCCAATCACTTGCCAAGACATTCCGAAGAAATCCACTCGGCAATCCTGCCAAGTGTGATTGTCTCCTTTCGGAATTGCAATATTGTATACCGCTTTCTTTCCGGTCAGATTTAATGTGTCCAGAATCTCCGTGGTCGATGCCGGAGCTACAAGCACATTCTCAATTGTCACTGGTATCTCTCGGTATAACGGGTGATCAAATTCATCTTTTCCAATTACTGTCTTCTCATACAGTGTTACTGGAATTCCCTTGATCATCGATGCCATAAATATCCATCACCCCAACTCTCTGTCTTCTAAGACCTAGTCTGGATAACTCGGATTTCTTAATGAATAAACCGCCTCCAGGAATCAGATATGTTCCTGTCACAGAATAGCCCAGAGCTGATTGAGACATCTGTGTCATTGGCTCTGTGTCTGTCGATGTCATAAGTGTACGCGCTACCACGTCAACAGTCACAGATTTCGCAACGTTTCGCAACGCCTCATTCTGTTCAATCATTTTATCCAAATCTTTTCCGACTTTGTTGGCTTCATATCTCAGAGAATCCGAGACAACTGTCAGAAGCTGCTCTGCCTTGCTATACTCGGATTCCTTAAGTTCTCGCCACAGAATAGATATATCTTCTAACGTAGCAAATGGCTCCATTATTCTGTACCCTCTTGTGATTTATCTTTTCCAGCCCCCTGGTTTTTAGATGGCGTTTTTTTCTTCTCAGGCTCTTCATCAATCTCAGGTTTCCAGTTTTCACCAGAAACTCTTGTACTCGTTTCGATAATTGCGCCCGTTTTTGTATTTTTATACTTCATACTATACCTCCTTAATTCTTGCAAACCATTCTGGCACCAGGATTCCCCATCCCAGATATACTTCTGCACGGATATAGATCTGACCATATCCTTTTAAGTCTTTTCCTGAGTTGTCCGGATCACCATACTGAATAATTTCCATAGGGATTTCCTTTGAATATCCCCATTTAACCGCTCCCTGGAAGTCTCCAATAATACCGTGGTCTTTCGTTGTTCCGCCAGATACAGTTTTGTTGACGCTTGTCGGGATTCCGTTAAATGTTGCAGGTGATGCTCCAAATGCAAATTCCGGATACTGCTTGATTCCATTCGCTTTGACTTTTGCCATTGCTGATCCGAACGTCTTCGAAAGCGCGAGTCCTGTTACATCTCCTTCAGAACCATCTACTACCGCAATCGCATCTTCCAGATTTGCATCCGGTGTTGCTGACGCATAATCTACAGTTTGCGTAACCTTTGCGTCAAAATGATTGTCTCCAATTACAGCAGATACTGTTCCCGTTCTTGGGTTAATACCATGCATAGCTGCAAGGTCAAGTCCTTTCGCTACTTTCTTCGCAAATCCATCATTAAACGCTGTTAAAATATCCAACTGTTCTTCTTCTGTAGCAATCATAAATTCATCAGAGATTCTTGCACCATATTCAAACTTAACCGGTACAATTTTAACTGGTGCGATAGCAATACCGCCTTCGGTTTTCTTTCCATTTTCTGCGACAATATCAATTTCATTGTCCATAGAAAAAATCATTTCTTTCAATCCATTGAATGGAATCGGTGTCTGACCACATAATGCAGCCAGTGCTGACTTCCCTTTTACTTTTGTAATAAGATCTTTGACCAGTGTAGGGTCAAACATTGTTCCTTTTGATGTTGCCATAATTTTTTATTCTCCTTTCAAACTAGCCAGCATGCCTTTCATTGCTGTCTTTTTGTCATCAATTTTTTGTGGATCTCCTCCTGCAAGTGGAGGAACATCTTTTTTTCTCAAGAATTTTGCCATTGTCTCGGCATCTTTCTTGATTTCCTCTTCATCAGATCCACTTAATCTACCTGCAAGTTCATATGGGATTCCATTTTCATGCGCAATTCTCATCTTGAGAGAACTGGTCTCGTATCCCTTGATCTTACCCTGCGCCTCTTCAAGCTGTTTCTTGTATCCGATGTTCTTTTTTCCATCACCGTTAATTTCCTCGTTCAACGCTGCAATCTGCTGTTCAAAACCATCGGATTTTGTTTTTAGAGCATCATAATCTTCTGCTTTTTTCTTGTAATCATCAAAGCCTTCATATTTTGCTTTCACTCCCGCAATGCGTTCTCCGATTACTTTATCAAGCTGCTCCTGTGTTGTAATTGGTGTAAATTCTGCCATTGTTGTTGCTCCTTTCTCCATTAACCGCTGGGTTGCGTAATATGCAAAAAGACACCCTGTTCAGGTGCCCTTTAACAACTAATTCTTTGTTTTCTTTTCTTGGTTTTTGTCTCACTGCACGCCCAGTATGCAAGAATTATGCTGTCGAGCAATGCAACTTCCATTTCCTCCTTCATTGCCTTGTAGCCAAAACCTCCATTGGTCCCAATCGACCGTTTTTCACAGTTACTTACTACCTGTACCAGTGACGGCTGACCAGAATGAACTATATTCCTCTGATATAATCCCTGTTCGAATGAGGCATTTGCTGCAATGATTTCCTTCACAGTGGGTAGGTGTGAATTCTTTATACCATAATCTTTCATTTCATTTTCCATTAACTGCTGCCCTGATGCGCCATCAATAATCACCTTCCTTGCTTTCCATTCTTTCAAATATGCTAATATCCATGTATCTCCTGCACGTACCTCACGGCAATCAATACATTCAAGAAATATCTTTCCATCGTTTGTTTTAGATGCAACTCCCATTGCCACATTCCCATCTTTGCTGTATTTGATTCCCACAAAAAGATCTCCTGTAAGCTCCGGTGGGTCATCAGCTTTTAGTTCATTCCATTCTGTTGCGCTGATAGCTGATTTCTGATTATAGCGAATCCATAATCCTAATCGCTGGATATTAAAATCAATCGGATCTGAACCGATCTCATCAGTTACAGATCTTTCCGTGAATACTGTTCCTAGAGATGGATTTGTCTCATACCAGGCGTCTATATCTCTTATATCTGTCTGCTCCGGCACTGACCATTCTGCCCACCCGGAGTTAACCGTTTGTCCTTCCAAGGTTGCCTTACGGAATTTTGCGAAAACCGTTCCGGAGCTGACTGGAGTTGGTGGTGTTCCGCAAAATATTGTCTGTGGATTCTTACTATCTGTTACGACATATTTTAATGCGCTCTCCTGATCATCTTGGTACTCTTGTGCCTCATCGATAATCAGTAGATCAAATCCTTCTCCCAGACCGCCTTTTGATGTTCTGGTTCGGAATTCGATAATTCCACCGCCAGCAACTTCCAAATGTTCTTTTCCAAATGCCTTATACGAAGAAACGACCTCGATATTTGCTTTCTTTAGCAAATTCGAAAGTCGTTCCCATGCGCTGTGTGTAGTTGTGGTTCTATGTGCTGTATGTAGGATTCTTTCGCCTTTCTTTAGCCCATACATCTCCCTTATTGCAACAATTTCATTCTTTCCATTACGCCTTGGGACTGAATACCCGAATTTGGTATGTACCCATAACCCCTCTTCGTTTACGGCCAAAATGTCTGACAGAAGAAGCTCCTGCCACTCCTGTGCAGTTCTTCCTGTCGAATTGTAAATATCTATTGCTTCAGCTCCATATGTTGAAGAATAAGGCAGCACGACAGATTGCGTCGGGGTCTGCCGCCCCTTCCTTACTTCTCCCATGTAGCCTCCTCAAAAATATAAGCCACCAGAATAATCTGGCAGCTTATTTGATTTCTATTATATCTTTTATCTCATCTAATGGAATTCCATAAAATACTTTTCCGGCATCTAATTCTATTTCTTCTTTTCCAGATGATGTATCATACTCACTCTCCGTATTAGTTATAATACCTTTAAAACTTTTTCCTCCGACATCTCTTACGATGACTTGTTTACCTATGAATTCTTTTATTTCCTCGTATGTCATAACTCTCACCTCTTTTTACTTGGATAATCTGGAACTATATGCATTCCATCTTTAGCGTAGTGAATCTTAAACACAGATGTCTCTGCACTATTTCCGTTTCGATTATCAACAACTACTCCTATGATTTTATCATTTGTCGTTATGATTTCTTTTGAATCCCAATTACCTTGACTATTATATTTAATAATTCCTGTCCCTGAAAATTCCTTTACAAGCGATTGAATTTCTTCGTTCGATACCGTAATGTAAGAAGGTCCAAATTGTCCTTTTGCTTCCAGACTCTTTTTTCTAGCTTCATACATCTTTGTCCCTTGTCGGTGTATTTCCTGTCGTGATGCAATCTTTTCACGATTTTGTTCCGGAATTATCTTTTCCCGTATATTTCGTATAATCGCATCTGATTCCGGACTTAATCCCTGTAGTTTTCTTTCTTCTATTTTATCAGATTCTTTTTCGTATTTCCATTCTTTTGTCCATACATTTTGCTTTTTACCGTCTCCCGGATAATACTCAACAATGCAATCACAATTATCATGTCTCCGAAACACATCTTTAGGAACATCTGGATATACATATGTTCCGGCTACCTGATTACACCATTCGCAACAATGTCCAGATGATCTCCGTATAATCTTTGGTCTCAATCCAGCTTTTGTATGAAAATCTGCATTTTTCTGAACAGTATCGTCCATTGCTTTCTGAACCAAATTCCGTACAGGTGCATCGAGAATCCATTTCACATCGTCGAAATATTCTTCACTTGAAATCCGATTTACAATACCGTCTATATTATCCTGTTGGATTTGTGCTCTTATTGTTTTAATTCCAATGCCTGCTGCTTCGTTCACGATCTGCTGTACAATAGCTGCATTATCTGCCACCATCTCATAAGCTCCCCTCAACGTCGGGTCCAATACTCTGGAAGCAATGTTATAATACATTTTTCCATCCGGCAATATATCAGATGATAAATTGTCCGAATATGATTGCGCTAAGATTTTCCCAATCTCTTGTGCCACCTCGTTCGCTTGGCTGTATGAAGTCTTACCTCTCTGTGCCTGTTTCTTGAAGTTTTTAATGATGCTGCTCTTTTCAATATCATGATAGAATTGTTTCTGTATCTTCTCCAAAAGTCCTGGTGTGATGTCCTCCATAGTCTACACCTCCGGAGTTACTGGCAGATTGCTCATGTTAATTCCAGTTAAATCTCTTAAGTTATCTGCATTGAAATATCCTGGCACTGCCTGGTTAATCTTAATTGCTCCATCCCCAATATTGGACAGCATTGCTGCATCTGGTTCAAACACTGGCTCCCAGATTGGTGTAGTCATATATACCTGGTTCCGGTAATATTGATAATCATCACGTAGGCACGCAGCCAGATAGCCAACATTCAGAAATCCACTGCCAAATGCTCGCTGTGCTTTTCTTGCTGTCAGTCTCAGATTCTCGTGTGATGCCTTGATTGCTTCCTGGCTAGCCGGATTCTCCGTTGCAAATCCTAGATCATCTAATGTCAACCCAGTCTCTCCAGCAAACAATGCAGCAAACATTTTAAGCTGATCTAGATGTGGTGCCATAGACTGCTGCTGGAACTGTCCCAAGGTTGGCGAACCTCCGTCCTCGTCCTTATCAAATTGCAGGAGGCTTGATACGGTAGCTTTCCACTTATCCATCTGTTCCGCATCTGGATCCAGACCAACTACATATTTTTGTGGAAATGAGTAGAACTCGGCTGTAATCTCAGACCGCTTCAAGGTTCTCATGGCCGATTCTGTGATTGACATACATGCCCGGCTGATTCTAGAATGTCCAAATGCTCTCTTAGCATCTGGCCGGAATATAATTGGCACTAATAATGGTGCTGGCACATTCTCTTCAAAAAGTTGATCCGGAATTCCATTTCTGTATATTACCGTCCACCCTTCCACAAAATAAGCCTCTACAGTCGCTTTTCCGTAATCGTCACGTTCCAGAACCGCATAGCCTTCCGTAAGAAGATTCGTGATTGGATTAATAATGCCAGTTGCATTCGCCCCATCAATTACCTGCAATCTCGGGAAATCATCTTCTCCCTTCGATATATATATGAAACAGCAGGAAGAAATCAATGCCGACAACGTCGCAGAATCGTACAGAATATCTGGATTGTTCATCCTAAATATCCCAGTCATGTCAAAATTATCGTCACGGAATCCTCTGAATTCAAGCCTATCCGCAATCGAATCTACAGCTTTTGCATTCCAGCCAAGTACAGCCTGCAACCATTGTAGGCTGGGCGGCGTAGCGATCCCCATGTCCCGTGCTATATTTTTCATCTCATAGAATTTATACCGCCTTAAGACTCGGCTTCGCTTTCGATTCAGCTTTTTTCTCATGTACTCTATGCCTCTGTACTCTGCCATTTATTTCTCCTTTCTACGCTATTTTTTTCCGGCGTGTGTTTTTTTTCGCAGTGACGGTGTGAAGTCCGCGCGCGCCCACGGTGGGGGAGGTATGCCCCCTGTCCATTAAAATTATTTAGGTCTATAATCACTCCAATTGAATGTATGTGGCAGTACACGGTTCCCTAATATTTCATCTTGCTTTGTCACACTGTTATCTATCAACTTGTCGCTCTTCTGTCTATTGCATGTCCAGTGCGCCAGTTGCATATTGTCTATATCACTCGGATGACCGCCCTTAGCAATCGGGATTATATGATCAATGCAAGGTGATAGCGGATGCGGATACTTTAAAGAAAAGTCTACTGGTTTCCCACATATTCCACACACGGTCTGTGTTGCATATATTTTCTTCTTATTCTTTTCAAACGCTCCTCGATGAGTCCCATCTTTATCCGGTCTATTTCTTTTCATGTATTTCACGTTTCCTTTATAAGAAAAGACATCCGATATGCCGGATGTCTTCGTTGAACCTGTAATCGAGCCGACGGTTTTCCGCCTTTGGCTCAAGTATTATTGTAAATGAGAATCATGGGAATTACGGGACACTTTTAAAAAGTTTTCAATTCTTTTTCCAACTCCACTTCTTCCCATATGTACTCGCTTTCCAACTTCTCGCAATGTTACATTTTTCCTTCCGTCAATAAAATAGATCCTGAAAATCCGGTGAGTTATGCTGTCTTTGATATCATCTACAAAACGTTCTATCTCCTCACATTCTTTCTTCAGTCTTTCTTTTCTCTCCATATCACGAATTTGTAGCCGCTCATACTTTTCAGAATCAAAACCCGTCACACTCTGTGGCATCGGATATCCCTTGCTGTAATCGAATATAACATCATTCCCGATCATCGTATCCGATTTCCATCTATTATTAATTGCATAGTCAAGTTCCAGTATTTCTGCCTTATTGCTCCTGTATGACAGTAGTCTTTCCTTTGTCATCTGTTCCAATAATATCTGCTCCTTTCCCCATACTCTTTCTTTAGCCCTTACCACAATGCCTGCCTTCGTTTTCTGCCTTTTTTGTACACCGTGCATTCTGCTGCCGGCATTCCTCTGCTATGCCCCTCTATTTCAATATAGCTACAGTTCCCAACCTGATCATGTCTTCCACGATATACACAGGTCTTACACAGGTGTCTATCCGCATTGGGACCGTCTTTCCCTTTGTTGTAGCCATCTTTCTTTCGTCTTCCCGGCTTTCTTCCGAGCATCTCTTTTCTGATTCCGGCCAGTCCGATATATTGAATATAATCTCGTACTTCCCAGTACTTTAATCCGGTAGTTTCTGCTATTTCTTTATTCGTTTTTTTGTCGAGGACCATCTTTCTGATGATCTTCGCCTGTTCTGTGCTTACGTCTTTCAACGATGCTCCTTTCTCCGCCGACTGCTGCCGGCGGGAATTCTATATCGTCCGGTTGCGTGTGATACAATACCCGGTTGGTGCTATTCTTTATATTTTTCTTCTATCTTCCGGAGCTGCTCTACGTGCCACAGTACTCTCTTCTTGTCCCACCATTTTTCCATCTCCTTTGCTGTGTGTAGGACGCATGGGAAAATTACAGGGTGCAGGAATGCTGTTAGCCATATCCCGATGATCATGTTTCGTGTCATCTGCCTGCTCCTTTCATGAATTGGTTGTACATCCGTTTCTTCCAGCCTGTTTCTGGTGGTGCTAGTCCACGGTTATGTTCGGCCAGGGTTCTTATCAAATCTTCAAATTCTGCTGCCGCCTGTTCCGAAAGTTCTTCCTTCAGGTTGACATTGCTCATCCAGCTGAATCCGTATTTTTTAAGAATGTCTTTCCTCGTCATTTCCTAACCACTTCCTCCTTCTCCAGTCTTTGTATCTGCGGATTTGATATTCTAACCATGATATTTCCTTAAATGATTCTTCGGATTCTTTAAAATATCTGTTTATTTTCACTTTCTTCCCATCCGGTTTTTCTATGTAAATTATTGCTTTTGTATCATAATCTCCATTTTTAGGATCTGTGAGTAACTCATCACAAACTATTTTGTCCGGTTTATCCGCCGGTGCGTATGGCATCGTGATCGGATACATCGCATCATATATACTTCCGATAAATCCATTGTGGTATCCATAATTAGGATGATTGCGATTAACACAGTAACACCTATTAATGTCTGAATACTTTATTTCTCCATTCGGAGTTACTGTTTTAAACAAGCTACTCATTCTCGAACACTGATAATGTTTTCCTTTCTCATCTGTCCATGATCTTTTCCACATTTCCTCTGTATCTTCTATCGGAGTCAGTGGCTTTCCATCGATCAGTCTATTCAAAATCTGTTTTGTGAATCCGATACTCATACCACTGTGACCATCTTCGCATAAGCTCTCAAATGCCTTTAATGCACTTTCGTAGCAAGCGCATCCATAATCAAATTCGCCTTCTTTTCTATCCGGATTTTCTCTTTTGCATGCGATTTCAACTTCATTTTTTGCCCATTCTTGTAAACTCATTCTTTATCTCTCCGTTTCTTTTGTAAGTACTTCATGCCAATCTTTTGGGTGTTTCTGTATCATGATTTCTTTCTCCTGTCCTCCGTTTCCCATTTACACATGTTCCACCACTCGCAGAATAAGCAGCACCCCAGGCACCGGTTTGTGCTTACCATTATGAACCAGTGTTTTAATTTTTCTTTTATCTCCATGTCATTCACCTCTTCTTATGCATCTCAGCAGATCTTCTACTCCCTGTGTGTAACCTTCTTTATACTTCTGAGCTTTTTCAAGCTCTCTGCTGCATTTGACACTTGCTTCGTGCTGCAGTCTGTCGGCCGCCTCTTCTATCTGGTCATATTCCTGGCTGTTCAATGTTTCCACCGCCTTTCACCAATTCGATTGCTTCTGTATATGCCTGTATGTAATCTTCTGCTGTATTATTGGCAATTTCATCAAGCTTATCCGCCGGTTTTTCTACCATTAATCTTCCGGCATATTCTACCTTGTCTTCCAGTTTCTTTACAATTGCTTCGGGATTGTATGCTGTAGTGTAGCTTTTCAGCATACGGATTTCCCGTTTGCAGTCTGCTATATTATTTTTGATCTGCCGGACCTTCGCGTCTATATCATATAGACTGCTGCCAGGCATTCCTCCTGATCTCCAGCGGTCAATGGCTTTGCATGACCGCTCAATTTCTTCTTCGATTTTCTTTATCTCTGCATCAGCATCAATCAGTCTCATTTTTATCACTCTCCATCAATTCAAATCTATACTTCTGTTTCGCATTTGGATGTTTCACATGGTCAACCTCACTCACAAACATTCCGTAAGGTCTGCTCCAAATAGCTCCGTCCTCGCATTCGTATACTACACAGAATTGTCCCGGTGCTTCGGTGTCCTGTGCAATATGCAAGACTTTCACTGTATGCCCCTTGAAATGTCTGTAGACCTGTCCGGCCATAACATTTCTGTCGTTATCTACTGGAACTTTTCTCTTGAAGTATTTTTCACAATCTGCAAGGTCACAGTTGTCGTAATTCAAAGGGCTTTCGTCGTTCCACTTTCCAATGTCAGCTTCTTCCACATGGATATGCTGATTTATCATTCCATCAAAGCCAGGGCTAACTTCTGCAATAACTTCATCTACATTGGAATCTCCGTTAACATCCACTATGTATCCACTTACTTTAAATATCTTTGCCATGTTTATTCTCACTTTTCTTTAATGATTCCTGCCTATCCACTTCGATTATCTTAATTCAAAATATCTAATAACCTCTCCACTTTTAATTTTCTCATCTATATCTTTTAAAGCATCATCTACACTTTCAAACTTGCATGGGCATATATGTTCTTTCGTAAGATTTATAAAAGAATATGTGTCATCTAATTTATTTTTCATAATCGTTACGACAACTTCGTCTTTCGGTCGTTTCACCAACCATCTTCTCATTACACTTCCTCCAATAATTCCGGATTATCAAACATATTGCCTATTACTTCCATCTTGTTCGCCTTAATATGAAAGTCCGTTAATGGCATTGGATAGCAGAATGGCTCACATTTGCTGAGCGCATCCGTCGGAATCACTTCGTAATGCCATCCGATTACACTGTCTATTACTTCTTCGCTTTCCACTTCTATGACGTTAAACTCTCCGAATACTGCTTTTACAAGATCTTTCGGATTGTCGTGACACATCAGGATATCGTTTTCCCATATTCTTTTGCCGTTCTTGTCATGCAATCCCGTATAGGCGCAAATGGTATTTTTGTCAATTAGCATTTCGCATTCCAGGTCTTTGCTATAAATATAGTCTTCATCCCAGAGAAGACCTTCTACCCATTGTCCTTCCAGGTCTTTATTTGCGACTACTACATGTTCATGCTTTGCTTTGAATAATATCTCTCTATCCATTTTCATCCTCCAAGTAATTCTTTATGCCTAATGCTCTGAATTCTTCCCTTGTGTGGGTTTCTTCGTACTTCCTCTGGAAGATCCGGCATAGCAATTCTCTGGTCTCTCTGCAATTATGTGCTGCTCTTTGTCCGTCTTTGTGGTGTTCTCTGCACAAATAGACTTTAAAGCCATTCTCTTCACTTACTTTTCTCAGGCCGCCACCATAGAATACGTGATGTTCTTCCGTGTACTGCTGCCGGCGGATGCCTTCCAGTCGGCACAGGAAGCATTCGCCTTTTACGGTGTCCACGATCGGAGCTTGGTGGTGCTTTCTTTTTTTCTTTTTGGTTGGCTTCGGAAACATTAATTCACACATTCAATCTCAGCTCCATTCCGATCAACCTCGGTTTCGAAGAATTCTTTCCAGAACGATTCCTTCGTCAAGACTCCGAAACTTACTCCCGGCATATTGCGGATTGCCTTTTCCATGGCTTTTCCCATGTATTCTGCTGCCGTATCGGCATCGACAGATGATATATATAATCTTCTGGTGGCGTATGCTGGCTTTACTTCTTCAGGTAACTCCTGCTGTTCTGGTGGATTCATATTCGGCGGGCAGTATTCCGGGAAATCTTTGGTCAGTTCTGTCTGTCCCGGAATCTGAGTTTCATCAGTATTTTCCTGTTGGAACTCGGTTTTTGTTTCCGGAGTTTCTTTTGTCTTTTCCGGTTCTTTTTCTTCTGGTTCTGCAGATACTGTAGTGGTGTCAGGTGTCTTAGTAGCTTTTTCTTCATTTTCTGTCGGTAATTCCTCGCTTTTTATCGGTGAATCCGGCTGTTTTGTTTCTGAATCGGCTGGTTTTGTTTCCGATCGTTCCGTTTTTATAGGTTTCCGTTCTGGTTTCTTCGCTTTTACCACCTTGGATTCTTTTCTCTTTTTCGGTTGCACCGGTGCAATTTCTTCTTTTTTCGGGAATTCTTCTCCATACACCTCTTCCCAGGTCTTTTCTGCATCGTCACTGTCTGTGATCATTGCGCAGTAGCTTAATGCATCGTCCCAGGAATAGAACTCTTTCTCTCCCGACCGGACCATATGTAATGTAATGTCTTTGGATTCGTGCATATAGAGCATGATTCGGCCAATTCCCTGGATTCGGATGCTGTAAATCTTATCTCCGTCCGGTGCAAGTACTTCCTGCAGATATTTTGTTCCGCAGGTTGTCCGTACTGTTTCGTGCATGGTTTTATATAATTCCGGTTCATCATGGAATATCTGGTGCAATGCTTTCTCCAGGTTGCCGAGGTCTTTCTGTTCTTCCTTCTGTCCTTCCAGGATTACTTCGATATCCGTGATTTTCTCTTCCTCTTCGATTTCCTCTTTTACTGCCTGAATCTCTGTTTTGCTGTATGTTGGTGTTAGTTCTTCCACTACTTCTTCCGGAAGCGTCAGCATCAGTGCTAGTTTCGCATAGCCGAACCCCTGGTACTGCTCCTGAAGCTTTGGAGAATAGCCACCTTCTGAGAATTTATCGTTGACTCTTATATACCTTGATACCTGTGAGGCATCCAGTTTGTATTCGCCCCAGGCAAATTCATTTACATCGTTATATCCAGAATCTTTCAGAATATCTGTATCCCTTGCCTGTTTCAACAGGTAGCCGGTGAGGACAAAGTCCTCTACCGTTCTGTTTAACACTCTGTTTACTGCCTGTTTAAACTCTTCATACCCGTTATAATTTATAAGCTCGTCCATCTTATACCGCCTTTTCTAATAATTCTTCAATTTCTTCTGCATCCATGAAGTCTTCTGCCAGTCCTTGTAGGACTCTTGTATTGTTCTTTGCTTTCAGATCTTCTATATTTGCATCTCTTTTCTCTTTACTGATCTTGGCCAGCTCCTTGTCTGCTTTCGTTAGACGCTTCTTCAGTACCCTCTGCCATTCCTTCAGGAAATCTCTGATCTGTTCAATTCCCGGCTCTTCGTCCATGTAGCTTCTGTGCTGTCTGATCGTGCCGGATGGCTCTACCTCAATCGTGTAGAACGGCACGCCTTCCTGTTCTTTTCTTCTCAAGAAGCAGATATAGGTTTCTCTTGTTTCAATTCGGTCAAAATACCGTTCACTGCTGCCGGCGCAATGATGCAGGGCACGTCCTTCTTTTACGATATCTACCAGTGATTCCGGTACGATGATCTTGTACTCTTCGTTTTCATACTCATAGCGCTCTTTGATCTCGTGTAAGGTCTTCTCAGCCGTTGGGTACTTCTCGCGCATTTCCTGAGCATATTGCTCTCTTTCTTTCTGGCTTGCCATCATTTCTTTCAGAATATCCATTTGCTGTTTATTGATCACAATTTCATCGTGCCGTCTTTTCAGCTCTCTCGGTCGATATGTAAGCTCGTCCTTCATATTCTTTTTGCATGCTTTACACATGCTTAGATAGTCATTGTACTGTTCCAGGACAGCTTCTTCCGTGAATCCCGGATACTGTTCTTTTTGCTGCCGGCGGATGTAATTCATCAGCTGTGTAGTGCTCAGATACTTTCCGGCATGATATCTAATATTTTCCGGTCCAAGTCCGCATCTCAGCAGCCATCTCAGAGTTTCTGTCGGTATCTTTTCTCCTGTTTCGTCTGAATATTGCATCCAGCGAACCATTTCATTTCCGCCGTTTTCGTCACGGATCCGGTTGATTTTTTGCCGATCGTTGATGTAGAACATTTTATTTATGTTCTTTGCCCTTATGTCTAATGGTCCGTAGTATGCCATGTTCCATCCCGGATATTCCGTGCATGCAACAGTTTCTCTCAGTAGATTCCGGAATCGTCCTTTGGCCAGATATTCTATCTTTTCTGCGTAACCTTTTACCTGATATACTCCGGATAGCAGACGGTTGTAGTTTAATTTCCAACCGGCTGCTGCCAGGAATTCTATGATCCTTGTGCCAGCTTCATAAGCAGTGTTCTTCAGCGTTCCCTTGTAATCTCCAGGATACATATAGCCATCCCGTGCTCGGTAATTCAGGTTGTTGCTTTTATGCCATCCTTCCCATGGGATATTGTAAAAAATCTTGTAATTATATCTATTACTCTTAAAGAGGTCCTGTTTGTATATCACAATGCGTATTTCTTCATCAATTTCTATCCGATGCCTTCCGGAATCCCATTCGATATCTACACGGAAGATTCTTAATACACTTGCTGTTTCGTCGATCTTATCAAGTTTATATAAGCTCTCAGGGGGGGCTGTGATATGATCCGTTCTCGTTTTTACCTGAACGAGTTTCCCGCAAGACGGGCATCGCACCATGTCATTGTGAATCGCTTTCTTTTTGCCCTGATGTATCGGCGTCAACTCAGATCTGTCAAATGATTCTCCACAATTTGTGCAGCTGAAGTTCTCTGTTCCTTTTTCTTTAAACATATAATCCTCGCCAGCTGTTTTTTCAAAGAACCATTCATCTGCATCTTTGGGAAGTGCAGGAGCTTTGCTCATGAAATTATTTATCTTCGCTCTTCTGTTATGTTCTGCAGTCTGCCGAATGTCATAATCGTAACTGTATTCCATGTGATCTATCCGACTCCATACATCGTTTGCGCAATATTTATCCTGTGTTATATCCAAGAGTCTCTTTCTATCTTCCTCTGAATCAATCTTTGGATACTTATAATCATGTTTCATCCATACCCATTCGTACCAGTTTCCTTCTATTGCTGTTATGAGTTTTCCTTTCTTCCAGCCATTCTTTTCGGTCCAATATTCGTGTTCTCCTGTTTTGCAGTTGATGCAGTATCTCGCCGCCAGAACCTTGTCATTGAATACATTAATGATTGCAATATCGTCTAATGTCTGGACTGTCGCGATATGTCCTTTTTTCCTGGTCTTTGCTGGTTCTATCTTCTCAATTGCTTTCCGTTTCATCTTGCACCTCCACGAGTTCCCGGTTGGCTGTGATCGTATATTTTACTCCCGGTTTGATTCCGCTCTGCCCTACTACGCCAACCTTGGCCGCTATAATGTTTCCTTCGCTCTCAAGGATCCATCCGACCGCCGTTCCCTCAATCCCGTATACGATCGGTCTTTCTCCTCTTGCTATTGCAAGCAGTCTGCCTGCTCCTGTATGTGCAGCATCGCTTGTGATCATTACTCCACCCACCATACTGATCCATTTTCTTTGCGGGTGCTCGACCATGTACATCATGGTGTGGCCGGCGATATCCAGCAGATCCAGTTCTTTGATCAGCGTCAATTCCGTGGATACTACCATGGAGCAGCCGTCCTCTTCATCGATACTTCCTCCTGATTCGCACAAGAAGAACCGGCTTTTATCGTTCAGCCCGTACCACATCATGCAGTCTGGGAGATATTCTGCAGCATGGAAGCCTGTACTTCTGGTTTTACTTTTCTCTTCCCTGTATGTTTTTCCAGGCTCGTATTGGAAGATTCCGTTCCCGTAGGTTGCTTTCAGATCTTCCGTGAATCCTTTGTATGTTCTCATTTTTCTTCACCCTTATAATATTTTTCTGCAATTTTTCTAATCTGTGCTTTTCCAGGAATTCCAAGATAGATAGGTGGTTTTAAGCCTGCTGCCCGTACGATTCTATCATCCAGTTGCGTTTTCGTTTCAAACGATACTTTTAATATCTGTGCCATACATTTTTCAAGACTTTTTCCTTTCTTACGTACGGCTTGCGCCATCTGGTCACTTTCTTCACACATCTGGATCAGGAAGTTTTTCCAGTCTTCCATCATGTTTTTGAGTCCTAAATCTTTCGATTCCATTTCCAATTTCCCGATCGCTGCCAGTAATGGAGTAGTCAGAGAATCTATTGCACCGGTGCAAAAATCCTCTGCGTCCTCCGGATCTAAGCCATTTTCTTCTGCTATTGTCTTGATAGCGTCCAGATCTCCTTCTTTTAACTGTGCTGCTGCCGCCCTGTTGATTTCCTCAGCAGAGTCAAATTCTCCAAATTTATCAAACATCTATGTATCCTCCATCATTTTTCTAATTTCATCACTGTATGTGTGCCGCCCTCTCTCTGTTTTGATCAGATGCCCTTGCATCTTTTTCCAGAGTATCTGCCAGCCCTCTGCTACAGGTTTCTCTTTTGCGGTCTTGAATCCATTCCCGGCCCATCCCGGTAAGAAAATATCGATAATGTTCACTACATAGGTATCTTCGCAGTGAATGTGGACCTCGCAGGACTGGTTCAGGCGGCTCAATGCTTCTGTGATTGCCTTTACTTCTGTTTCGTGTCGTGTGCCTTTCATCTGACCGGTATCTTGAATTTTCCCGACCTCTCCGGACTTCTTTACACAAGTGCACACAAATCCATATTTTCCCATGGTTTTACTGTTGGAACTGGATTTTACAGCTGTGTAAATATCTACTCTAAACATGGGTGTTCAGCACCTCTTTCGTATGCTGCAGATTTTTATTAATCTCATGCATTTCTGCAGTCGCTCTCTTTACTGAGCTTATCAGCAGTTCCGGAATAGTGGCCGGAAGTAGTTCTTCGTTATAGACCTCTTCCATGAGCTGGTTGTACTGATCGTATTCTTTCTTTAACTCGCTGCAGGCTCTCCGGAGTACTATCTGCTCCGTTCCGTTTTTTGTAGCGAGAATCTTGTTGATCTGCTTCTGTCTTTTTTCGATCTCATCATCAATTGCACACCACAGCAGGGCGGCACGATCCGGCTCGATCTTATGTACTCCCGGGTAGTTTTCTCTCAATACTCCATTGAGTTTTCGAGATACTAATACTAGCTCTTCCAGTTTGTTTTCACTGGCTCTGTCTAAAATCAGCATTTTAAATCCTCCTGTTCAATCGAATCATCGTGCACCTCCGGTACTTATATCCCGTTTTTGGATTTATCCCTTCCCAAACACGGGCCATGTAGTAGCCTTTCTTCGGTTTCACCTCTTTTTTCCATCTCCGGAGCTTGTCCTCATGTGGATCCGGCAGAGGCATATTCTTGGATGTGTTGTAACTCGACTCTTTTATTCTTGTTTTTCCTTCTGTTCCATCTTTTTTCTTTTCAACTGTGTTTTTATCCTTTGTCATGTAACAGGCAAGACGCATGAAATCTTCATCATAGAATTTGCTTCTCTTGATTTCTGTAATCCATGTACCTCCATGGTCCCAGGCTTTCTGGACGATGCTGGCCGAATCTCCGATTTCATTTACTATCAGATGTATATGCCATGCTCCTTTGGTCCCTTTTTCTATATTGCGGATCCAAAATAATTCGTATCCTCTTTTTCTGTACGCCCTTCGGACTTTTGCTATCGACCGTCTAAAATCTTTCAAGGCTGTCTGCATATCGGGAGGTCGTTCTTCTATGCTGTAGGTCCATGTTAGGAACAGATCTGTTTCTTTAAAATACTGCAGCAATCTTTGTCTGCATCTTTTCTCTTTGTTCCATTTGTTCACTCGGAGCATATCTTCTTTTGTGGCTTTTCTTCTTTTCATCCTCTTTAAGCCTGGCGCTCCATACCTTCCATCGTGATACTCCTCTATGTCCAGAATATCTCCACCTCGAAAGCTATATGTCTTTCTTTTTATCATGTTATAATCCTGAATTTAATATCTTTATCGAGTTTTAAAACGGACGAAAATGCCCGTATTTCTTGACTTTTTCGCCCGCCGATGGTATTATAATTTTGACTTATATTTTCGGTAGGCGAAGAAGTCTTGAGGTACATCATCCGCATAATGATGTGCCTTATTTTTTTACTCACTTGTATCATGTTCGCTCGCTCCCTTAAGTTATAGCGTAGAAATTAGCCACGCAGGCGGCCAGCGCTACGATTAACAGCGCCTCCACAATGATCGTCATTCTCCATATCCATGTTTTCAGGGATTCACATTCATCTTCCAGACGCTTGATCTGTAGTTTTGCATATATCGGTGTTTCCGGTTTTAATTTCATCACAGCACACTCACTCCCTTATTAAGATCTACAAATATATAGGCTCCGGCCGCTTTCATGTCAAACGGCGGTACATATTTTTTCAGGTTCTTATCTTCCAGACGTGTGTGGTACTTTTCATAGTCTGCATATACAGCCACGCTTACCAGGTTGTCCAGTACCGCGTACTGGTTGTATCTTTCACCGATCAGGACTTCAATACCTTTAACTCTCCGGTAAACCGTCTGAGTCGTTACCCCGAAGAGAGCTGCAAGATTCTTTCTGTTTGCATACATGTTTTATCACTCCTTTATGTTGGTTCTTTTTCCTGTTTATCCATGTCCGCTCTGATCTTCAGGATCTCCATGTTGCTCTTCGCGATCATGAACGCCTGTGGATCATGTGTTGCCAGATGTTTGGCTGTTTCTACCATTTCAGCGATTTCTTTCTTTTCTTTTTCACTCATTGCTTTTCTCACCTCACTTTTTTGTTGTTTGTAAGGCAAGTATATGCCATTCAATAGCATTTGTCAACACTTTATGTTGTTTTCATAGCTTTTTGTTGTTTTAAAGACTTTTCTATTGACTATTCGCTTCTTGCCATTTATAATCAAATCATGAAAGCGAGGTGAATCAAATGAACGAACGTATCAAGAAGTTAAGAAAGGTCTTGGATTTAACTCAGCAAAAGTTTGCGGATAAATTAGGTGTAAAAAGAAACACCGTCGGGCAATGGGAATGCGGGATAAATCGTCTTACGGATCAAGTGATCTTTTCTATATGTCGAGAATTTGATGTAAACGAAACTTGGCTCAGAACTGGCGAGGGTGACATTTTTGTTCAACGTTCTCCTGAAGAAGAAGTCGGTTATTATGTTGAAGATCTGTTGGAGTACGATGGAAATGGGAATGCATTTTACGATGCGATAATTGAAATGATGAAGACCTATCATTCTCTTGACGATAAATCTAAGACTGTGATACGTGAGTATTTCAAGAACGTAGCAGATGGTATAAAGAATAAAGAGGAAAAGGCTTAGAGCCTTCCCCTCTTTTCCAGGTACCTATATAGGATAGCGTAGAGTTGCTGGATTATTTTGTAATCAGAATCATCCAACTTTGATAATAAGATTTTTAGCCTTTCCATATGTATCGCACCTCCGCTCTGTGAACATTTGTTTGTACTTTAAGAATCTTTATTATCCTTTCCTCTATTAAAGCACTTATCTTATGGATGCTGATACATTTTTGGAATTTGTCCGAGTTCTCGGACACTTATTTATAATCTGATTCAAACAGGTCGGTGATGCGGACTTTTAGCCCCTTTGCCAGCTGCTCCATGGTATCTAGCCGCGGTATTCGCCCTCTGGACACTATGTCCGACACGGTTGACTTTGGAACGCCTGTAAGAATAGATACTTGGCGGATGGTTAAGTTTTTCTTGTTCATTAGTTCGTCGAGTAATATTTTCATACTTATAGTATGAATCTTTTCGTCTTATATTATATTGGTGTAATTTTGGAAAAAAATTATCAAAAAACTAAAGAAAGTGGGGCTTTTATTATGGCTTTTGGAATGAAAGATGTTTTAAACGGTGCAAAATCAGTAGCAGGTAGTAACCTTGTACAAGGTGTATTGAATAATTATAGCGAAATGACTACTGAAGATATGCAGAAAGAATATGGTATGTATTTGATGGATGGAGAAGAAATCACAGTCGGATTCAAACTTGTGCGTGATGCACTTATCTTCACCAACAAAAGAATTATCTTTACTGACAAACAGGGTGCAACAGGAATAAAAATGCGTGTAGAATCTATCAATCTTTTCTCTGTTGTAGATGTTACCATGGAGACTGCAGGTTTTGGATTCGACGACAGTGAACTTACTTTTACATACATCAAGACTGCCGACCTCAAAGCACACGAGGTTCAATACGTATCTCACAAGTTAGAATTCCCGAAAAAATATAATGTACAGCCATTATATAAATTGCTTCAGGAACTCGCTTACAATAACTGTTTAAGAATTAATGGTTTAGATTAACTAAAAATCCCCGGTGTTACCAGCACCGGGGAAATGAGAAAACTATACAGTGTCAAAACACGTATAATACCCTCACAACCAAGGATATTGTACCACAAATTTTCGGCACCGTATAGGTGTTATTTTTGTACTCATTTTTAGGAGGAATAACTATGTGGTCAGAAATTTTGCCAAGCGGAAACATCAGATTTGGGGAACGATATACAGACCCATTAACATTGGAGACACACAAAGTGTCTTGTACTATGGAAAAGGATACGAACAGCACACGCAAACAGGCACAAGCCATTCTTAGCGAAAAGATACAGCAGCGGCTTGAAGAAATTTCCCTTTCTGCTGCAGTCCGCAAAGAAAAACTTCGTTTCGGGCAGCTTTGCACTATATATAACAATTTTCAAAAAGGATCCCGCGCACCATCTACTTATAAGAGAAATTTTCATGCTTGCAATTCTCTGAGAAGAATTCTTGGAGAGAATACGCTTGTTGATCAACTTTCCGCCGGATATGTTATCGAAAAGCTTTCCGCTGAAAAAGAAGATATTGGAACGACAAATGAACGTATTACACGCCTTAAAGCCTTAATCCGTTGGGGATTTGAGAACGACTATATCTCTGATATTTCGTGGATTGATAAAATCAAGAAAGAAACTGACCGAAAAAAGAAAGCAAAGTTAGAGGAAAAATATCTGGAACGTGATGAACTGAACACTCTTCTGAAAAGCATGACTATTCCTCGTTGGAGAATGCTTGCTTCCTTTGCCGCTCTCTCAGGGCTTCGCGTTGGTGAAATTATCGCATTACATGATTCAGACGTAGATCTTAACAAACGTGTTATTCATGTCAATAAAAACTATGATGCCAATAATAAACTTGTCGGATACCCAAAAAACACTTTTTCTTATCGCGAAGTTTATGTTCAAGATGAGCTGCTTGCTTTATGTCGGCAAATCAAGTTCTTTATAAAAAAAGAACAGCTGCTTACCGGCAATCGCAGTAATTTATTCATTTGTGATATTTCCGGCAATTATGTGAACTATTATTCATACAATGATTATTTAAAAGAAACCGCAAGACGTGTGCTAGATAAAAACATTGAAATCACAACACACGTTATGAGGCATACGCATGTTGCACTTATGGCTGAACAGTTCGTTCCATTGGAAGTTATATCCCGTCGTCTTGGACATGCCAACAGTAAAATCACAAGAGAAATCTATTTCCATGTAACCGACAAGATGAAGGAGCATGATAATCAGCTAATCAGATCTATAAAAATCCTTTAGCCCCATGGGACTTTTGTGGGACAAATTATTTTTCATTATGTTGCATTGTGATATGCGCAATCCCGTATTTTCAATGTTTTCACCCTCTATGTTGCATTGTAACATACAAAATAATTCCCACTATCCGCATTCAAAAAGCCCAGTAAAATCAAGGGGTTTAACGATTAGAGACATTTACTTTTCTTACTATTTTTGTTACTATGGTTTCGTAAGAAGTAAATGTTTTTTTTATACTCTTCCAGCACATTCCATGAATTTGCTCTTTTCTTCCATGGAACTCACATCGTATGTATAATTTTCTTCATTTACTTTTTCCGTATGACCCAACAAAGACACTGCTACTGTTCCAGATACACCGGCACATTTCATATTAGAATTCAATGTTCTTCTGATAGCATGGATACTTTTCTTGTTATGGAATTCTGCTGTTGTTGTGTTATTAACTGCACAGTCTGATATTCTTGAAGCATACACTCTTCCCCTGTCATCTTGAAAAACATACTCGCCTAACCAGCCATTCTTAAATTCAAACTCTTTTACTTTTCTTAATACCCTTGCCATATCATCTGTCAATGGATTATCTGAGTCGGCGAATTGTTGAGTCAGAACATGAAACTGTCCGTCAGCAATGGAATAAAGCTTCTCTTGAAAAGAGTGTATCAGAAATTCACGAACGGCAGCAGGACAAAGAAAAGCACACCTAAAGGCGTTTCTCCCTTAAGTGTGCTTCTATTATTCAC